TCATATAAAATGTCTTGCATCACCTTAGGCTGTTCTTCTGCCCATACATGAAAAGCTTCATCTGCTCGTATCTCTTCATAGTCAGGTTGAAGAGCTGCTAAATCGGAAGCTTCTTTACTTACCTGAATGTTTGATCTCATTTCCTCAATTTCTTTTACTCTTTTATCGAGGTGCTCAGATTGTTCTGTAGCTTTCTTTTCTGCTATAGATTGAACTATTGCTGCTACATCAGGATACTTACTAGTCCAAGCATCAATTTCTTCATCTGTCTTAGGAAGTATTAACTTATTGTTAGCAGCTTTTTTTAACTGACCTTTAAGTGTTTCTATATTAGATTCATACTCTTGCTTCTCTGTAGCCATATGTCTTCGGATATCTCCGTAGCGTTTTTTAAACGTCTTTTCTTCTTGTGTTTCTGGCTCTGACTCAGTCTCCTCTTCGGAGGCCTTTTCAGATTTAGGTTTAGTATCAACAAGTTTATTTTGGGGTTCATCAGTACTTTCTGTTTGATCTTCCTCAGGTTCAGCATCAGTGCTTACACCATTAAGTAGTTCTTCTAGTTCTTTCTCATCGCGTTGAATTTTTAATTTCATCCGCTTATGAGCTACTGAGTCTGGTTCTTGGGTTGCTACATCCGACATTGTTTACTCCTTTATGTTGGGGCCTGCTAAAGTGCAGGGTAGCCTTATGATATTATTTTTGAGCTATAGTAGCTTTATTTTTTAGTTCTTCTTGATACAAATCCTCCTTTGGTATATTTAGGTTTCTTAGGTTTAGTATACTTTTTGGCTACACCACCTTGGTTCATAAAGTTATCAGCTCCAGAATCAAAACTAAAATCACCACCAGAATTACCACCAGAATAGTTACCATCTCCCATGTCATTTGATTTACCAGATGAACTACTACCGCTTGTCTCATCACCCGTGTATTTGTCCAGATAATCTTCTGATACAGTAGTTTTATTAGTAGGGTGCGCTCCTGTAGGTGATAGAGTTTTATCTTTACCTAACTTTCCGTACTCATTATAGTTTGCTATAGCATCACCAAGAATACCATATTCAGGATCTGTATTTTTCATATTACCCATTGCTGTCATAGCTCTATTCATAGTAATATTTTTTGGATCTAAGCCTAATTTATCAACTAAAAAGGAATCTGCTTTTGTTAGAACTTGCGCTATAGGAGACTTACCAAAAAGGTTATCTAATAGAGAGGGCTGCTTTGCTCCAGAATCAATATTAAGTTGATGAGCAAGACCCAAAGCACTATTTGTAACAGAACCGACAGAGCCTGAAGGCATACCATTTGCATCTAATTCTCCCCCGTATTCTTTAGTTTCCTCTACAACAGGCTTAGATATTTCTTCTGTATTTGAAACTGTATTTGAAACCTTAGAACGATAGCCTAGAGGTATTGCGCTTAAGGCATTTTTAGCAGGGTCTAAAGGATCGAAAGGACCTCTATACTGTACATAAATTATTTTACCTTCAGCGTTTATAAAAGGCACAGTGCTTATTGTATTGCTACCCTTTGATTTCATTCCAACCGAATTATTCTTCATCCAATCTTCATACCAATTTTTTATATTAGTAGAGGTGGAAGAGTCGCCTCCACCATCAAAGCCTACTACACCACCTGAAGCTAATTCTGGAGATCCTTCAGGGGGAGCATCTGCTGTTTCAAGTTGAGAAACATCAAAGGGTAAACCTTCTATATTCTCTTCTATAGGGTCGCCACCTATTCTACCTTGCTGATCCATACGTGCTAAATCTACTTTAGCTTTAGCTCTAAGGTCTTCAAAGAATTTTAATCCGTAGTATCTAAGGACGTCGGCAGGTACTACATACTCACCCTCACTAAGTCTAGCATCAATATCATCTCGTACTTCTACAGGCATAGACCCTGGGGGTACTTCATTGCCACTTACAGGGTCAATCTCTTCAGCATCCCCTTGCCCAAAAGCCATTTCTGTTTGATCATTTAATGCCATTAATTTTATCCCTCAAATATTTTAATCTTTTAAGTGTGCTAATAGCCCCTTGGGATCTGTATATATCTACAGGATCATTAGAAGCTTCTATTTTTGTATGCTCTATTCTAATCATGTCATTCATCTCATCAAGAAAAGCATCCCAAGTTATTTTATCATTTACAAAACCTTTAAGCGACATTGCCACTAAATCCTTGTTCGCCTGGAAGTGGTGCTGTTCCCATGCCTATTTGAGAGCCACCGCCTCCAGAGGTATCTTGAACACCTCCCTGAGCAGGAGCAGCATTAGGTTGTCCTTGATTTGGCGGTGCAACACCATTAGGCGTAGGGGGAGGAGGTGCTTCTGTTTTAAAGCCTTTAAATATTTCAGCTTGTATAGCTGCATCAGGTAATGAATTTGTAACTTTGTCAGGATCTAAGTCCATGCTCTTTGCTATTTCTCTTATAATAAAGTCCATCTTAGCAAAGGGAGCAAGCGTTGGGTTCTGTGCTACCTGCAAGAATTGCATTAGTCGTTGTGATCTAACTTCATTAGCCATTAGACTTTCTGTACCTGAAGCGTGTACTTCTAAGTCTCCTCTAATGTCTTCATCAAAATCAAACTGCATATTAAAAGCAAAGAAAGATTTACCTAAAGGTCTTATTAAGTAGTCATCTACATTTTTTACAACAGATCGTATAGAACCGTTAGCTGCAGACATAAGCATAGAAATCCCAGAAGCGGTTCTTCCCACCCCTTGAACTCCAGTTTGTCCATGAGCAAACGATGGGAACCCTGTACTCTCATCAGCTAATACCCTCGCCTTATCAAATAGTTGCATGTTTTCTTGGGCTACATTAGGGAACTTAGTTCCAAAAATAGCTTGGCCAGGTGCTCCACCCTGACGTCTAAACACTTTACCTGGGTACACACTTAGGTCTTGGCCAGGTGTTAGATTAGTTTCATCTACTTCTATAATAAGATTACCTGACAAAGCAGCATTATCAATAGCCATACGCATGAAGCCATTCATCAAAGTCTGTGTGTCATCCATATTTTCAGCAATGCCTACACCAAAAAAGCTGTAAGGGTTGTGCTCATAAGGAACAGCGTAGTAAGGAATACGAGAAGGTTTAAAAGGATTAAGAACAACTCTTAGAACTTGATCATTACAAATCCATATGTTGCAATTAATTTCATCCATATCTTTAAGATTTTTAGGAATGTTAACACCATTGTCTTCAAGTATCTCAACGCCTACATAACCCCAAAACTCCAAAACTTCCCATCTTTCAGAATCAGATACTAATGTATCTTCGTCTGCCATAGTTTGTTCCCAGTGTTTCATTTGATAGTCGGGACCTTTTTCTACCGCATTCTGTATTTCGTCTGCCATAAAGAAGGGTCTTTGTTTTAATCCTCTAAGCTGAGAACGAGACATTTTGTGTCTCTCTACAACATATTCTGCGTCATCCATGCTTGTTGCTTCTGGGTCAGGATAAAAACTCCACGCAGATACATGATTAGTTTGTGGCACAGTTTTAATAATAGGATCATATTCTCCTTCTTCATCCCAGTTAGGATATTCTTTTTCTACTGCAAAGGGGCCTTTCATAACGCCTGTACCTAGAAGAGCCATTTCAAATGCCATGCTTCTTAAGTGTGTACTAGCTCCAGACTCTTGTAGTTGATCATGTATTTTCTTTTCCATCTTCTTGGCAGCAACCATAGCAGGGTGAAAAGTAACAGTAGGTGAAGTTGTGCCTGGCCCTTCAATAATCATATCACTAATGGGTCCAAGCTTTTGTTTTAAACCACCTAGCCTCTTCTTTAAGTCAACCTCTGTTTCACCAGGTTCTAGTATAGTATCGGGGCCGATTAAGTAGGGCTTAGGTGGAGTGTCTGTAAATGCATTTTTTAAGGAGTCTCCTGCTGCTGCTGCATTAGGATCTATATTAATGTGTACGGATTCTGCTACTCCATCAGGTAGGACAGAAGGTTCTACAGATAAGGGAAATTTGTTATTACCAAATAATACATCTACTATCTGTCCGTAAGCAGCTAAGGTTTTAGTCTTAGTTACTTTTACAAAAACACGAGACTTCTCTGTATCAGTAAATTGTACCTCAGAACTATATATACCTCTATAGTTTCTATAAGCTCGAAGCCATCTGGACTCATCACCTTGTCTAGCATCCTCTGCTCTGCTATATCTATCTTTAACAAAGCTTACAACATGATTTGAAGAATCTAGTATAGAATCGTCGCCATCTTCTGCTGCTACAGCTTCATCTGTTTCAAAAGAAAGTTCGTCTATTTCTGCCATTTTAATTCCTTACTGGGTTCGTCATCACTAATATCAAAAGTAACAACAATATTATTTTCAATAGTGACGTGTCTAATGTAGTCTACAGGACACTCTTTTAACCATTCTAAAAGTATTTCAAATTTTGTCATTAATAACCAAAGCTAGGGTCGGAGGCTTGAAAGCCTGTTCGTTGAGTTGCAGGATTAAAATCCCATAAAGAAGATCTAGGTCTTGTCATAACACCATAACGAAGAGCGTCATAAAGGTGATCTTCTGCGTTTGTATCTACATCTTCTGGATTCCTTTTATCTAAAGGAAGAACAGGAAGTTGAGATATTGTATTGGTGCAGGTTGAAAAGAAAACAATCCTTGGCTCATTGGTAAACTCATCAACCTGCATACGACGGTGGATCTCGTTTTTACCAGCAACACGAGAACCGCGAGAACGATCAGAGGGTCTCCATCGACAACCCTTCATGTTCATCTGTTCTGCAAGCGATGGCCCCGTATCGCCTCTCTTATGCCAAAGGGAGGAATCCAACACACCGTACCTAATAGTTCCGTCGTCTACCTCTGCCTGCATAACCATATCGGCTAAGTCGGTAGCGGTAACTTTGGAACAGTATAACTCTCTATATACTATAAGCTGTTCAGCAGGGCTAACTGCTAACCACACAACTCCAGTATAGCTTCCATAGCCGTAGTCACAGGCTCGAAACTTAGTCCAGTTATTAGGTATAGGGAATGGATCAACTACGTGTATCTTTCTGTTGAACTCTGGAAATGCTGCTCCATCGCTAACATCCCAGTTGCCCTCTAGTAATTGCCTACGTTGATTCTCAGGTAAAGACAAAAGCATTGCTTCATAGTCGCCACCTTCAGATAAGTAGGGGTTATCGAATAAACTTGCAGGTATAAACCTTCTTTTAAATAAAGGTTCTCCCTGCCTAGTGTGTCCTACAGGGAATGTAATTGTTTCCGCTGTTTCTATATTAGTTGCCCAAAAAGCTTTCTTAGATGGGCTAGGGTCTATAAACATTTTTTTAACCCAAGAGTGACCATTGCCCCCTGGGTTTGTTGTTGATCTCATATACAGTCCTAGTTCCTTAGAAGCTGCACTTCTTAATCTTGATCTCATATAATCCCAGGCGTAAGGCGTACTCCATTGAGTAAGCTCATCAAAGCCTATCCAATTAAACGCCTGACCTTGGTAACGCATGACGTCCATATCTTTATCAAGATACGACATCCAGAGCCTACCACCTTTTGGAGTAATCCACTGACTCTTTCTCTCAGACCATTTAATACCTGGAATGGCTTTAGGATATAGCTCTTGGCTTTTTTGAATAAGTTCACGAAGTTCCTCCGTTGTGTGTCTAACAAGTAACCCACTAAAATTACTATTATTTAATCCGTGTAAGGGGTCGGCTAACATAGCATAGCTTTTCCCGCCACCTGCTGCTCCTCCATATAGTACTTCTCTTTCAGAAGAAGAGAGGAAGTCTGTCTGAGGGCCAGGGTTAGGTTGAAAAACTACATTAACCGCGGCTTCTACATTAAAAGGTTCTGCCACAGGTACTGCTGAAAGTTTCTTTTCAGATTTTGGTGTAAGCTCCAATACTTTGCTCTTCAAGTTTCTTAATTTCTTTGAGCGTTTCTTCGAGCCTTTGGGCAAGTCTGCGTTTAATAGTAAGTGTTTTTTTACGTCGCTGCTCAATAGCAATCCTTTTTGATAAACCGTTATGAGAAATGTGTCTACCTGTTTGTTTTTCTAACCACAGTGCAACTTCTCTTGCGGAGTATTGCTTTAAGTGACGCTTGGCTAATTCTAATGCTTCTAACTCGTGAGCAATAGGTTCTAGTAATCCTGCATTGTTTTTATTTATTTCGTATCCAAAAGGTACTTGTTTACTTGCGCGAGCTATTGTGTGCCACTCTGCATTCTTTTTGGGTTTAGGTAATTCCCAGAAAGCTAAGTCTTTTCTATAATTATAAACAGGCAAAACAATCCACTTATTCGTTTATGCCATCTTTAGGGGGTAGATAGAAAACACCACCTGTTGAAGTGACATCAACTCTATCTACCTTGCCCAGTCCTGCGCGATCCAGAATGTCTTTCGCTGCGGCTGTCTTATCTCTTATACCTAACTCAGTAGGATCATCAATTGCTTGACCCATAGCATATGCTGCCTTAGGTCCTATTCTAACAAAATAGGATCTTGTTGAGTCTACTATCTCTTCTTTCAAGGATTCTACAACTACACTCACAGAAGTGTTGTCACTATACCCTGCCAATCTTTTAGCTTGAAGCATGTCACCATGAGCATCATCATATAGAACATCTAAAAACTTTTGTTGCAACTCTGTTAATACTCTAGTCATTTTTCTTTATCCTTCCTATCCACATTGAATGTTACTACTACAGTAGATTCATCAGGTTGGACATATACACTGCCTGAATGTACAAGATACTCTATAGGGCTTTTCTTTAACCACTCCCTAAATTTAGCTTCAGTCATACTAAGTCTTCCTTACTTATTTATCTTTACTGGCAAACGCTGAACCTGTTAGAATTGCACCAAACGCCAAGTGAAAAAGGCCTCCACCCATCAAAGTGAAAGGACTGTGCTGCCCAGTTTTAACTTTCATCAATTCAAGTTGCACTAACACTTCGTCTGTACTATTTATTATCTTCATAAACTCACTTATATCAGGTCTATTAAGGCCGTACCAAATAGGCACAAACATAAAATCGTAAAAACAAATTAATAAATAAATTGAAAGTGCCGTCCAACGCCAAGTCATAGTAGACTTTTGTTGGGCTGTCAGCTTACTCATTTTAGATGCAGGGAGGTGTACACATAGATTTATTAACTCCATAAAACATTACAGCAATAAAAACTACTAAAGCTATTGCTATCCATACCCACTTATTTTTCATTTTTGATACCTCGTTAATCTCTTTATATCACCTCGACAAATGCCTATGTCTTTTAATTGTTTATTGTTCATTTGCATAAGTTGATAGTATGCTGACCTATTTTCTAGATATGTGTTGTATTTTTCTATTAATCTTCTAAACATTTTATATATCTCCTAATAATAAGTCAGCCTATCTGACCTATGTTACTAGTTATATATAAAATCTCTTATAGGAGAACAGACAATGCTGCATTCCCGTTATGCAGGTTCGCCAAGGGTAGGTAGTTTAAAACAATATGTTTTAACATAGTAGTTAGTCTTACTTACCTTCGGAGCTATCTCTTCAAGATCCGCAGCACATAGGTCTTTGGATAAAAAGAAACCTCCTGTCCTAACTAGCGTATCACAAGTATCTGATTGAGGTGTTACACATGCTAGTATGACAGCAAGCCACACTATCTTTTTTTACTTGGGGGATTTGAAGCACCACATGTAGCCATACCTCCACCTCGATAGCCCTTCTTAGAAGTTGTACCGCCTTTGTTTAGGTCTAGTATTTTTTTAACTTCTATAAGAATGTCGGCTTGTTGTTTATCTATTACTTTACCTGTACGAGGATGCAGACCCATCTCTGTAATACCATCACCTTGTTTTTTTCTATTACTAAGCAGTTGCTTTTTTTCTAGCTTATCTAGTTCAGATCTTTTTTTAGTTTGATTAAGTGTTTTATTTTCTTTATCAATACTCTTTTGTAGCTTTGCAGCCTTACGCTTTAAGCGGATCTCTTCGAGCTTCTCCATCCTACGTTTCTCTACAGATTCTCTGTCCATCTTTAAAGGTTTATTTTTAGCTTTACCTTTATTCTTAGCGGCGTTCTTCTTTTTTAGTTCTTCTAGCTTCTTTAAACGCTTTGCTTCAGTTTCTTCTCTGCCCATCTGGTCTATCCTTTATGGTCAATCATTATAAGTTCGTTTTATGTCGGGGTTTAGTACATCGCTCCTACGCAACATACCTTCTTGATACATAGCATGTTCTATTCTGTCTAAAGGATAGCGTACACCTAAGTCTCTTTCCATTGCAGCTCTTGCATAGAAGACTTCTGATCTGGGTATATGAACTTTTTTAAGTGCATTGTTGTTATTAGACGCTAGTGCATCATAAAAATCTTTTAGGGGATCATCACTAGCATACAGTTGTATGTGTTTTTTCATTCATGTCAATCAAAAAGTAATGCTATAACTAAAAAGTAATGCAATACTAAAAAAGTAAGGAAGGTACGTGCCACTTATCATTCATATTAGGGAGAGAAGGGGAGGAGAAACCAACACAAACAATGTTATGGCACGTACTAGTTAGTAACGGGTACACTATTAGTTTGGAGAGATAGTAGTGTTACATTATATTCGTTACAAGAATTAGTATAGCATACAATATGTAGTAGTCAACACGGATTTAGGTAGATAATAAAAAATATACAAACTAATAAAATGATTTCTTACGAGGATTAGTATAGACAGCCGCTAGGCTGTTAGTTTTACTGTAGTTTAACTATTTAGTTTAATATTTTTTATTGTTTAAGCTATAATAGTTTAACTACTACTACCTACTACCGTAGTTCTACTCAAGTTTTATCCTTTGTCAAGACTAGTTTCCCTGTTTCACCCTAAAAAGGGAGTATAAGTTGTACTACTGTGTCAATATGTCGCACTATATACTACTCTTTGCTAGGTTAACTTCCATATGTGATCACAAAACTGGTGAACTAGAACGCAAAAACCCCGTGTGTGTACTTATACATATATACATAACCCCCTATCCCCCTGTGGCCCTCGCCTACCCTCGACAAAAGAACAAAAGGAGAACAACCAGGGAACGAAACGAGAACAAAACAAAGATGCCACACTATTCTTTTGAATTGGCGCAAGCGATCAGGTGCTAACCCTTTGTTTTTGCTACACTTTTCCACTGTCTAGGTAACAGTTGACTAAATAATGGTGTAAAAATACCACACCTGGTACAAATTTAACACAATAAGAATAGGGATGCACCACTTTGAGAACAGACCATGAACATCTATAGGTATACTATATACTTAATACAAAAGAACAAAACGTGAACAGATACAGCTGGGCTATTTTATTCAATAAAAACAATGACTTAGATAATATCAATA